GTCCGTGGGCCAACGGTTCCAGAGATTGACCCACCCCCCCGGGGGGTGCAGGTCAGTGGGCGATGGTGGGAAGGTCGAGACGACGGGCGAGGTTGTCGAGGGCGAGGCGACCGAGGCGTTCGGTGCGCTGCTTGAAGGTGTCGTGGCAGGGGCGGCAGCTGCTGATCCAGTAGCTGCGGTTCCAGAACAGGACTTGGTCGCCCTTGTGCGGATAGAGGTGATCGACCAGTTGGGCGACGGTCGTCTGATCGACCAGGGCGCAGTAACGGCAGAGCGGGCTGGATGCGAGATGGCCCTTGGCCGCCTTGTCCCAGCGAGAGGTGTATCCGCGCTCGCGGGCCGAGCCTCGGCGAGCGTCATAGGTCTTGTTCGCTTCCTGCCGACTCAGGTTCCCGGCAGGGCGGAAGGTCGGAGGCATCGACGGCATCCAACCCTCCAGACATGCAAAACCCGCCGCGACGGGGTCGGGCGGGCTGCAGGCGCATTTCTCAGCGATGGGTGTCACATGCCCTTAGCGGGCCTGATTCGCAAGCGCCTTCGATTTAGGGTCTGAGAGGCGCGCTTTGCGGCCCTCCCGGTCCTGTTCAATCACCCCTTTAGCGGCGGCGAGCCCGGCCTTTAGGCGGTCGAGATTGCGGGCCTTGAGGTCGCCACCGTCACCCAGCGACCGGATCGTGGCCCCGCGACCGGCGACGGCTTCCAGCACTGCGAACACCTTCACATCCCGGCAAGCCCTTGCGATCTGCCAGACCATGGCACCGGCCTTCCCGGCCTCGGCCACGGCAACCAGCATCCGCCCGGTGTCGCACCCACCGCCCGCGCTGGATCCGTATTGGCTGGACGAGATTGGCGGCTTGGCCTGTTCGAACAGGACGCGGCACGAATCGCCTATGCGCTTCTGTTCGTCTCCGATGGAGCCCGACTTGTAGAGGCTGGCCAGCCCATCGACCCGGCTCGCCCGCCGCACCGTCTGCACATCCAGAACCGGCAGGCCATGCCGCCGCACCAGGCCGCCGTCCTCGGCCCGCCGCCATTCGCCGATGTCCACGATCTCGACCTCGAACACCTCGCCGCGCCCGGCCGCCCGCGCCAAGGTGTCCTCGATCCCGCGATCCACGGCCCGCGCCTCGCGCGCCGCCGTCAGCTCGGCCTCGACCGACCGCACCAGCGCCGCCGCCTTCTTGCGTTCCGACAGGCCACCGCCGGCCAGCCGCTCGGCCTCGATCAGCCGATCCCGCTGCGTCGCCGTCAGCGACCGCCCGTTGACCGTCACCGGCTGGGCCAGGGCGACGGCTTCCATCCGCCGCGCCTCGGCCGCCGCAATCCGCGCCGCCTGCGCTGGGGTCAGCCGCGTCTGGATCTTGCCGCTCATGCCCGCACACCCTTTTCGCACTCGATGGAGACACCCATGGCCTTCAGCGTCCGCCCGGCCATCTCGCTCAGCTTGTCGGCCGCGAACCGGGTTCGGACCATCACGGCCCGCCGCTCGCCGTCCCAGCCCGCGGGCTCGAAATAGCTGGCCATGGGCCCGGCCTGCATGACCCCGGCCACGGCGGCCCGCACCTCTTCCGGCCCGACCCATCCGGCCCTGGGCTCGACCACCCCGGCCTCGCCCTCGACCAGCCAGCCTTCAAACCGTCCGTCATCCAGCCACCGATCGAGGTTCATCGCCTTGCCGCGCTTGAAGTCCGGGTCCGCAGCCAGCGCAGCCCGCACGGCGACCAGCAGCTGGCCCGATGCGCGACCCGTCCGGTCGATCGCATCCCGCCAGGCCCGCTCGACCTTCACCGGTGCCACCCGTTCGGGCGCCTTCGACGCCCATCCCTTGATCGCCAGATCGATGTCCTCGCGCACGCCCGCGCTGAGCGTTAGCTCTTTATCTTTTCCCTTCCCTATTTGGGCGTCACCCGTGACGCCCCTAGCCCCGTCATCCGTGCAATTCTCCCCCGTCATGGGTGACGCCCCAAGCCCCTCGCTTCCCCCGTCATGGGTGACGGGGGAAGGGCTCGCCGCACGCTCGGCCATCATCCGCCGAACGGTCGAGGCGTGACCCTGTTCGAGCGGCAACTGATAGACCGGGATCCGCTTGCCCCGATGCACCCGGGTCTTGTCCGTCTTGATCAGCAGACCGGCGGCCACCAGGGCGGCCCGGCCCCGCTCCACGGTCCGATATTCGACATCCATTTCCATCTTCAGCACATCGACCAGCACCCAGGCCTCGCCCGAGGCGTCGGCATAGCTGGCCATGTGAACCAGCACCTGTTTGGCCGACCGGTCGGGCTTGCCGGCCTTGTTCAGACAGACCTGCGCCTTGGCCCAGGTCACCGCCACATCGCTCATGCCCAGCCTCCCAGCGGCGCGCGCCGGGCCACCGCCACCGCATCGGGCGTGCGCCGCACCAGCGCCGTCTGCCGCACCGGCCGCGGGGCCTTTACAAAGGCGGGCGAGGGCACCGGATCGGGCAGGGCCATCTCGACCAGGTCACCGGCCACGACCCGCTCCAACAGGCTGATCGCCCGCGCATGCTGGGCCATCTCGGCCATGGTCTGTTTCAGCAACTGCTGATGATGCACCCCGTCCGTCGCCGCCAGCTCGCGGTCGCTCAGGATCGACCGGCGCGCCGCCGTGACCGCCCGCAACTCTTCGCGCAGCACGTTCAGCGACGCCTCGAAATGGTTCTTTGCCACGCTCATATCCAACCCCGATCACGCGCCAGCCATGCCGGCATCGACCACACGTTTTCGTCGCGGCCTTCGCCACGCCGCACTTGACTCTTCGGAACCCACTTGGCCTCTCGCGCGTCCAGGCTCTCGCCCAGCAACCAAGCCGAGGCCCCCTCGCGATGCAGGATCAGCGTCAGATCGACCTCGGCCCCGGGCTGGCGGTCTCCGCTGCGGGTATCGAACCCGAACAGGTCGCGGCTCATGACCCCAACCCCGCGAACGCCCGGTCGCTGTCCCGGCTGAACGTCACGCAGGCATCGGGCTCAACCCAGACCTGCCGGGCCTCGCCCTCGAATCCGTCCCAGCCCGCGACCACGCCCGGCTTGATGAAGATGAACCAGCCATAGGCCGTCGCCGTGGACAGCCCCGGCTGCCACAGGCCCTTGCGCAGACCCGATCCCCGCCGGGGAATCACGGCGGTCGCGTACAGGCCACACTCCCGGAACAGGGCATGCCGCCCGGTCCCTTCCAGCAGCCTCAGCTGCAGCAGCATGGCAACCCCGACCCGCGACCGACTCACGGCCTGCCGGATGAACGCAGTCGTCAACGGACCAAAAGGCGGATTCGTCACGGTCCAGTCCGGCGCAACCCCTGACCGCGCCCCGGCATCCAGATAATCCCGCACCGCAATCGGCTGGGCACCCATCGCCTGGACACTGGCCCGCGGCGGATAGGCGTGAATGTCCGACGCCCGCACCATGGCGAACACATCGGCCAGGCCATGCGCCAGATGGCCCTCACCGGCCGCCGGTTCCTCACACATCATGCCGTCTGTCGGCAGGTCCAACCGCCTCAGCACGTCACCCAGCGCCCGGCCCCACCACGGCGGCGACGGAAAATAGTCCAGGCTCGCGCCCCCTTCGACGCGGTCGGCCATGGTCGCCCGGCTATTGGCGGGCTTGCCCTTTGGCGGCATCGCGGCCGCAACACTCTGTCGGCTCATGGCGCAGGTCCCGCCCCTGCATCGTTGACGGGCACAGGCCCGATCTCGGCGAAATCCAGCAGCGCATCCCCCGGCTCGCGCCAGGTCCGCCACCGCATGGCCGCAAACGCCGCCGGCTGATGATCGACCGCCCTCAGGCCATAGACCATCGGCTGACAGTTCACCCCGTCCACGCCGATCCGCCGACCGTCGCGGGCCGAGACGGCAATCACCACCCCGTCGCCATCGACCTCGGCCACCGGCCACGCGCACCACAGGCCAACCGTGGCATTGATACAGGTCACCACCATGTCGCCGACGGCACAGGCCCCGGGCGCGGGAACCGGCGGCACCGGCGCAGGCCGGGCCGGAAAGGGCAAGATCTGGGCGCTCACAGGAAAGCCGCCCCGGCAAACAGGCCGACCATCAGGCCCGCGACGAAAACCGCGACCACGCCCCAACCCTCGGCCGAGGCGGAAAACTCCCAGCGCGACCCACTCACGCCGCCACCGCCTGAACCGGCCGCACCCGCTGGGCCAGCACCCCTGCATCCACGTCGAAACACCAGGCCACGAAATCCACATCGGCCCCCAGGGCCAGCTGCTGGCGCGTCCACCGGACCACCCGGTCCGTCACTGGCCTCAGCCGCTCGGTCTTCAGGGGATCAGGCCGCGCCGCCGAAGCCGTCGGACGACGCGGGATCGCCCGCACATCTGCCGCAACCGCCGCTTCACCGCTGCCGGCCTTACGCTGAGGCGTCGCCGCCGCAGCCGCCTCGGGCGAATTTTTGGTGACGGCCTCCTTGGCGTCCGCGCCCGGCCCATACGGCCTCAGGAACCGGGCCCGCGCATTGTCCGGCTGACACAGCCCATGCGCGGCCAAGGCCTCCGCAATGATCAGCAGGTGGGTGGTCTCGATTCGCGCCAGACCCTGACCCGACGGTGTCAACCGGTTCGGATGCACCCGGAACAGCCGCGCGGCATCGGCCTTGGACCAGCCCAGCCGCGCCATACAACCGGCCGCCGCCATGACCCGCGTCCGGCCCTGGCCGTCGCCGTTGTCAAACGCCCGTTCGGGCTTGGTCCCGGTCACCCCACAGGCCGCCACAATAGCGACCGCAATATGAGCCGCCGTCATGACCGGCTCGGCAGAAATCTCATTCCTCATCCGTAAACCTCCGGTCTTCCGTGGTGCGCCCGCTCGAAATCGGCCGTGGCCAACCGGTGCAGCTGCAGATCCAGAAACGTCGCCCCATCGGCGACCATGGCGGCCATGTCCCGGCGCAGGCCCTGCGGCGTCTCGCGCCGTGCAAAGGCCCGCGCGATCCGCACCCAGGCCTTGGCCACATCGGCAATCGCCGCGCCCGCCCGCCGGTCGAACAGGGCGGTCGAGGCGGTGTTCATCCGGTTAGACAGGGTCGCCCGCCGCGCCTCGGCCTCGGCACAATCCATCGCGCCCCGGTCGGCATCGTCCGCACACGTCAGGGCCAGCGCCAGCACCGCATGCCACTCGGCCGAGGTCTCGACCGCCTTGACGGCCTTGACGGCCCGCGTCCGGCCCCGGCCCGGCCGCCCGCTCATCGCCGCACCATCGGGTGGCCGCCCTCAACCAGGGCGGCGGTAGGCCGCAAAGAGGCATGATCCTGACCCAGGCCCGCCATCTTCGACATGGCCACGACCGATGCGGGCGTCAGCGAATATCCCACGCCCGCCGATGAACTCCCGGCACTGGACGGCACAACCCCGAACCGCCGCGCGACCCTCAACGCCATCCGCACCGCATGGCCCGCGGCCTCGCCGGTCGCGATGCCCGACGCCAGTTCCGTCGCCTTGCGCCGTGCCGGCCCGGCCATCCACATCCGTGACAGGATCACCGCCTGGTCGAAACTGCACCCGCGCTCGACCAGGGCATCGCGCACCTTCTCCCGGTCCGACCGGGCATCCTTGCGCACCGGTGCCGCCAGGGTCTGGAACAGGCTCGGATCATGGTGCTCCCGCAGCGCCATCTCCGGCACCCCGGTCATGCGCGAAATGGCCGCCCAGCTGGCATTCAGCCGGCGCTTCTCGGCGATAAAGATCGCGCTGACATCACACGCCCGCGCGCTCATGAGCGCACCAGCTTCGGCCCCGGCGTCAGCGCCGCCTGCGCCTCGCGCACCTCATCGACCAGCTGGTCCAGCAGGGCCGACATCTCGTGCCGCTCGACCGCATCCATCCGCCCGTCGGCCATCACCGCGCGATACCGCGTCATCAGGGCGGCCCCGCCCTCGACCACGTCGGACAGTTCGTCCCGCAGGTCCCCGGCCTCAACCACACTGGGCCGCGCCTCGGCCATGGCCGCCGTGACGATGGCCTCGCCGCAATAGGCCTCGAGACACAGCACGATGTCGATCGGCAGGAAGTCGGGCCCGCCCGCCACCTGGCACCGGCTCAGGTGCGGGATCGAATAATGACGGCACCCCTCGGCACAGGCCCGCGACGCCTCATCCAGACCGCCACACGCCGCGATCAGCTGCCGCGTCTTCAGCTTCAGCCAACGGCCCGGATCCGCGCGGATCATGCAGCCTCTCCTGTTCGCGTGATGTTCTCGTTTCGATTATCGGCGCCACAGGCAGTCCCGGCGGCCATGGTCGGCGCGTCGTCCACCACAGGAGCGGGACCATGCGAACCGGGTTTGTCAGCGAGCACACGATCGAGTTCCGACCGGACCTTTCTCAAGGTCTTCAGATGCGGCTCGATCCCCTTGTGCCGCCAACGCCACCAGGTCGACTGGGCCACGCCGACGCCATCAAGAACGTCGGCCATGCGAATGCCGTGGCGGGCCGCGGCCTCTTCGACGGCAATAACCTCAGGCGCGATGGTAATCATGCCGCTCAGAATGTGCAGGAATGCACGGTTAGTCAATGCGTAAATGCACGACCCGTTGAGGCGGCTTCTGTGCATTATCCGGCCATGACAGAAGCAGCAGATCTGGCGCGGGCTTTTCTGACCGAGGCGCTGCGCGTCTCCGGCCTGAAACCCTACGCCTTGGCCAAAAAGGCCGGGGTGGCACCGACCACCATCACCCGCCCGCTCAACGATCCCGCGTTTCCGTTTACGCCCAAAGCCGCGACGCTTCAGAAGATCGCCACGGCCGCCGGCGTTGCCGTGCCGACCGCGCTGGCCACGATGGCCGCCCTACGTCCGGAAACGACGGAACTGCCCCTCATCGGTCCCGTGCAGGCAGGAGCGTGGCTTTTGATTGACGACACCGCCCAGGACGAACCGATCTTCCTGACGGCGGCTCTCGACCGGCGCTACCCCCATGCCCGCCAGTGGCTGCGCGAGGTGCGCGGCGACTCCATGAACGCCCGCCAGATTTTCCCCGGCGACCTCGTTCACATCGTTGACCTGGCCGAAGCCGGCATAAATCTGAACTCCGGCATGATCGTAGAAGTCACCCGCTACCGAGACGGCGGGTCTCTCCGGGAAATCACCCTCAAAGAGGTCGAAGTGACCGAGGGCGGATTGACGTTGTGGCCGCGCTCGACAAACCCCCGCTGGACCGAAGCGGTGCAGCTGGACGACGGTCAGAGCGGAGACGTTGAAGTCCAGATTACAGGGCTGCTGTTGGCGGCAATCCGCCGTTTTTAGGAGATCGAGATGCGACACGTTCCCGCGATGATCCTTGTGGCGCTTAGCCTCGCAGGTTGCGCCTCGATGCAGAGGGCGGCGTCCTATGCCTCAGACGGCCAGATGACCTTTGACGGCAAGATCCAGGTCGATGGCCGATGGATGGACATGTCTATTCACCCGAGGGACGACACCCTGTTCGTGCAAAGGGGCATCGGCGATTCTGCGTCGGCCGGCGCGCTTCAGGGCCTGACCTTCGGTATCGCACGCGGCTGGAAGCCTGACCCCCGCAAGATTGACGAGGCGCTTCGCTCATTCCTTCAGCCGGTCGGCTGCACGGCGTCTCCGTCCTACGAAGTCGGAAGCACCGACACCAACTACGAGGCCCGGTATTCTTGCCCGGCCGGAGTCGATCTCCGCGCGATCATGGCTGCGCAGCGCGCCGCGCTTCAGCGCGGCGAACCCTTGCGGCCCTAGCTGAACCGTTCCGGCCAGGGCAGCGCGAGCCTGACCCCAAAATGCCCGGCGTCGTGATGGTTGGTGCGCCACCCAACCTAGCGCCGTGCATTTGTGCATTGACACTGACCGTGCAGGACTGCACAGTCTGGTCGTCCGCACCGGCCGAGCGCCTCGCCCGCCCCCCCCCGAGTGCCGCTCAACCGGTCTCCATGAACCGGCGTCGGTGCGGACACCCTGATCATGGCCCCGCGGGGCCTGCACCGGAGTGTCCTGCATGGCTTCCCACGACCCCTTCCCGATCTCGACCGCCCGCAGCTATGCCGCCGGCGCATCCGTGGCCCTGTCCGAGGCTGACGCCTTCTGGACCCACGACGAACCCCGAACCGACCGCTGCCTGACCGAGGCGCTGGCCGCCCTGGACGCCGCCCGGGCCTCGGTGCTGGAAACCATCGCCCAGCGGACGCCCCAGCGCGCCGCAAGGTCGTGGCGCGAGCCGGTCGGCATGGTGATGGCGGGCACCGTCAGCGCGGCGCTTGTCGCCCTGCCGCTGGCGGCCCTGATCTTTGGGCGCTTCTGACCATGAACGGCATCGCCCTTTTCGCCCTGACCATCGGGGCCCTGATCATTTGTTTCATCCCGCTGCGTCCGAAGACCGACGCGCGCCGCCGCCGCACCCGCGGCCCCTTGAACCTCACCCTGCACAGGACCGACCGCCGATGACCGTTCCGAACCCGCCGGCCGCCGCAGACGGCATGCTGGCCCTGTATCACGCCCAGATCCTGCCCGACTCGGCCAACGCCCGCCGCGACTGGGACAGTCAGGAGGCCATCATGGACCTCGACGCCCTGCGCGAGGACCTGCTGCTGAACGGCCTGCTGCAGAACCTTGTGGTCCGCGCCGCCCCGGCCGACGACATCCAGGGCGTCTCGATCGAGCGCACCGACGCCTTCGGCACCCGCCACACCCTGCCGCTCTATCGGCTGGTCGGGGGCGAACGCCGCTGGCGCGCCATCGCCGAGGCCATCCGAGACGGCGACTGGCCGGATGACTGCCTGATCCCCTGCCGCGAACTGACCGCCGACGACCTCGGTTGCCGTCTGGCCGCCTTGGCCGAGAACATCCAGCGCCGCAACCTGAACCCCATCGAAAAGGCCCGGGCGTTTGAGGGCCTGGCCGAGGCCGGCCTGACGAACCAGCAGATTGCCGAACGCATCGTCGCCACCCCCGAACACGTCCAACAGCACCGCCGCTTCCTCCAGCTGGACGACAACGACCAGCAGCGCATGACCCTGTCCCGCGACGACCCACGCCACCTGTCGGTGCGCGACGCGCGGCAGAAGCTGGCGAAACGGGTCGAGGAAGACCTGCCGGACCTCTCACCCGCTGCCCGCTTGGTCCTCGGCGAACTGGGCCACGCGACCCGCAAGGCTGACCCGCGCAGCTGGTGGGTCCACATCCCGGTTGACAGCACCGCGATTGACGACCCCGCCGTCGCCGAACTCACGACCCTGCGCGTCATCACCGTCGAAGGCCCGCACTATCAGACCGGCGAGTTCAAGGCGACGATCCGCTATGAGGGCTGGCATTTTGCCGGTCGTGTCTTCTCCTGGCTGAACGACAACAACTGCGCCGAGGCCATCGATCAGGGCCTGTGCGAACTCCGGGGCGTCGACCCGGAAGGCGGCGCACCCGAAACCTATGCCACGCCTTGGCTCAACGGCCCGTTTGAACTGACCGAGGAAGGCAAGGCCATCGTGGCCGCCCGCGCCGCCGACGCTGCGGCCCATGCCGAACGGATTGCGCACAATGAGGCGATCAGGGAGGCCGCGCGCCAGCGCATCCTTGCCGCCCAGAGCCGCGCCGACACCCTGTTTTCGGAACGCCGAGCCGCCACCGCCCCGGCGGTCGATGACCGCCTGCCCGACATCCTGACCGCGCTGGACCACCCCCTGCCCTGGACGGCGGGCGAACTGGGCGGTCTGTTTGACGCCAACGGCAATGAGGTCGCCGACCTGCGGGATTGGCACAGCGCCGCACCCGCCGAACAGGGCCGGTCGCTGGCCCGGGTCATCGCCATCGCCGTCAACGCCGGCGGCGGCCACGCCACGCCCGAGGCACCGCCCCGGCCGCCTGCGGACGAGGACGACGAGCCCGAACAGGACATCGACGGCAACGACCCCGACGCCGAACCGGACTCCGAAGAGTTCGCCGACGATCAAGAGGCCGCGTGATGCGCCGCCCCTGGTTCGAATCCGGACCGGCCTTGGCCTTTACCAACCACGCCCCGCCGCCGCCTGCCGGCACGGCCCCCACGCCCGCACTGGGCTGCATCTCGACGCTCCCCATGATCCACGACGCTGACTTCGCCTTCCTGACCCGCATCGACCCGACGACCAAACCGACGGTCTGTCCCGACCTGCACGGTCGGGCCCGCCACATCGAGCGCCGCCGCCTCGCCCTGCCGGGCGACCGCGCCATCCAGCTGGAAGAGGTCGAGGATCTGCAGTTCGCCAACCGGCGCGGCCTGCACCGCGGCGTGCAGGTCTGGCTGCTGGACATGGCCCATGAGCGCGAGACCAGCCTCGGCTACGCCTGGCTCAAAGGCGAAGGCCGCGACCGGCTCGAGCCCGCCCTGCGCACCGCCCGCCGCGATCTGGCCGGCCACAACGACCTGAACGGGCCGCACAAGATCGGAGAGCGCCGGCAGTGGTTGGCGCGACAGCTTCTCGACAGCCGCCAAGATGACGCCGAAGCCTACAGCACGGTCATCTATTCGCCCGCCATGACTGACATCTGGCGCGATTATGTCGTTCCGGTAGGGGTGAGCAGGGAGGATGTTGAAGTTGTGGCGGAGTGGCTGGAAATCGCCAAGGAGACGCCGAAACCGCTGCACAGCAGCCTCAACTATGTGCCGGTATGCGCGTCAGAGATTGAGGCCATCGAACGCATCCTCGCAGCCCTTGGCACGAAGGCCACCGATACAGGCACGCCCGCCTGACCATGTCCCGCACCCCCTCCGTCACCCGCGCCGTTCTCGACCGCACCCTGGCTGCCCTCAAGGCGGCTGGGGTCGAGGTCACGGGTGCGCGCGTCGAGGCCGGGGCGGTGATCTTCTTGACGAGCGCGGACATCCCGGCTCAGGACTCTCCCCGGGCGGCGCTGGACGCCTGGCGGGAACAACGGGATGGCGCGCGTGCGGCTCAGGGGTCTTAACTCGATCCGCAAGCGGTTGGCCGACGGCTCGACCGTCACCTACTGGTACGCCTGGAAGGGCGGGCCGCGCCTGCCCGGCAAACCCGGTTCGCCGGAGTTTCTGGCCGCCTTCAATGCCGCCCATGCCCAGCGCAAGACCCCGACCGGCGACAACCTCCGCGCCCTGACCTGTCTGTATCGCGCCTCGCCCGAGTTCACGGGCCTGGCAGACGCAACCCGCAAGGTCTGGACGCGGTGGCTGGACCTTGTGGCCGCGACCGACGGCCCGCACCCCATCGGGGCCCTTCCTTACGTCGCCCTTGATGACCGCCGCGTCCGGGCCGACCTGCTGGCCTGGCGTGATCAATGGGCGCATCAGCCGCGCTCGGCCGACTATGCCATCCAGGTGCTGTCCCGCGTCCTCAGCTGGGCCATGGATCGCGGCCTGATCGCCCTCAACCCCGCCGCCGGCATCGGCCAGCTTTACAAGGGCAACCGCGCCGATCAGGTCTGGACGGACGCAGAGGTCGCGGCCTTTGTCGCCGCCGCACCCTCGCCCGAGGTCGGCTTCATCATCCGGCTGGCCTGCGTCACCGGCCTGCGGCGCGAGGATCTGGCGGCGCTGGCATGGTCGCACGTCGGGGACGTGGCCATCGTCAAACCCACGTCCAAGAGCCGGGGCACCCGCTCGGCCATTATCCCGGTCCTGCCCGAGACCCTGACCCTGCTGCAGGAAATCCGCGCCCAGCAGCTGCAGCGGCACGCCGACCTCAGCGCCGCCGCCCGCCGCAAGGGCCGCCCCGCGCCCGTCATGCCCCTGACCGTCCTGTCCAACACCCAGGGCCGCCCCTGGAAGGTCACCGGCCTCGACAGCGCAGTTCAGGACGGCAAGGCCTCGGCCAACCCGCCCATCGACAAACACCTGCACGACACCCGCGGCACCTTCGGCACCCGCCTGCGGAAAAAGGCCCGCCTGACCGCGTCCGAGATCGCCCAGATCCTCGGCTGGGACGAAGCCCGCGCCGAACGCCTGCTGGCCGTCTATGTGGACCGCGACGACATCGTCCGCTCGATCGCCGAGCGCATCCGCCGGAACGAATCCGGCACATAACGCCCAACTTTCTCCCAACTGGACCCACCGAGGGCAGAGGAGCGGGCCGAAAACCCTTGCAGGGCTTGGAGCGGGCGGCGGGAATCGAACCCGCACGAAAAGCTTGGGAAGCCAGCCGGAACCTCGGCTTTTCAAGGCGCTCGCTCCCAACCGGGCTCAATTCGGCCTTAGCAGTTTCAATGGGTTACAACGGGTTTCCCAACTGCTGACGGCCGGATTCCAGACGGCAAAAAGGCCCCGGCCCGCCGAAGCGAAGCCGGGGCCACAGGTCCCAGGCGGGGAACGCGGATCGGGTCAGGCGGCGCGGGCGGCAACCTCCGCGCCCTTGGCCTCGGCAGCGCGCCATTTGCCGTCAACGACGGTCACCAGCGTCCGGCGGCCGTTCGGGTATGTCACGATCTGAGTGTGAGACCAGCTGGACAGGGCCTCGTTGTTATAACCCTGATCCATCATCCCGCAGAGGCCGGCGGTATAGACCCCGTCCATGATCGAGGCGGAATGGGTGTGGCCGGTGTTCATCCGCACCGCGACCCGCGTCAGGTTCTGCGGCGAACCGCGCGCCCCGTTGACGCCCTGGTCACCATGGAAGGCACACTCGATGCCGCCCGAGGCCTGGCAGACGATGTAGGAGCCGCCGCGCGGCGGGAAGACGATGTCGTCCATGTTGCGGCCGTCGGACCCGGCCAGCGCCCAGCGGAACACGTCAAAGCCCTCATCCGCGCGCTGGATCGCCTCATAGATGGCGGTGTTCGAGCGGAACCAGAACAGGGCATTGACCGCGTCCTCGCGCGGGTCGGCCTCGCGCAGCCACCGTTCATAGGCGTCGTTATGGTTCGACGGCACCACCACACTGGTGGCCCAGGAGCGTTCGGTCAGGCGCAGGAACCGGGCACACGCGTTGACGGCCGCCTCGACACTGTCGGTGCCGCGCTGGACCATCCGAAAGCGGAAATGGTGGTCCCCCTTGCGGTGATGGTTCCGCGTCATGAAATCAAGCAGGTCGTGGAAGACCTGGTGCCGGGGGCGCAGCACATCGACCATGTTGTCGGCGTCAACCACATGGTCGGCTTCGAGGTCCAGACCCCAGCAGGCCCGCGCCACGACCGGATCCAGCTTCTCGCGGTGAATGTCGCCCCAGGTGATGGCCTCCACCCGATGGCCATAGGTCACCATCCCCTTGCGGGTGACGGCATCAAGGTCCTGAAACGCCCCGTCATCCGTGGCGATCACCTGCCGGCAGAACACCCGGCCTTCGTCATCGATCTCGACCAGGGTGGCCCCGATCTGGTGATGGAACTCGGCCTTCAGCCCGGCTTTCTTCTCGACATAGTTGGCGACCGTACAGGCCCCGGTCGTCATCTGGTGGGCATAGCCGAGCCCCGAGGTCAGCGACGGCACCGAGACCAGCTGGACCTTGGCATGGGGAAAGACGCCGAATTTGCCCCGGGCCAGTGTTTCGAGACCCGACAGCGGCTTCACCGCGGTCGGCAGGGTGTTCATCTTGGCGAAGAAGATCAGCGGCCCGAGGTCGACGTTTTCATGCTCCAGATACGGCTGGACCTCGGCCCGAAAGGCCGCCGTCCGCGTCGCGTGGTCCTCATACAGCCCCTTCTGATAGGTGAAGCCACCCACCAGGATCCGCGCTCCGATCGCCAGGGCATAGGCCTGCAGGTTCATCCAGAACCCGGCATGCACATTGGTGTCGTCCTGGGCGGCCGTCAGCAGGAACCGCTGCACCGCCGGCACCGGGGCCGCCCGGGTCGCGGTTTGGCCCTTCTGCATCCGGCGCTTCGCCCGCCGAACCGCATGGCCGACCGTGTCATGCGCCAGATTTTCGGCCCGCTCGGCCTTGCGGCCGCCGCCGTGCTTGTTGGCCAGGTCGATCAGTTCCGCCTCTCTGGCGGTCGCATGCGCCTTCAGCGACGGATCGACGGCATATCCATCGTTCGGCGGGACAAAGGACAGGGCCATGGTCAGTCCCAGAAGCGCCAGAAGGGCCGGGGAGGGGGTGTCAGCGCCCGCGTCTGGGCGTCGAAGGACTGGACCGCTAAATCCCGGCGACCGTCGCACACGGCCAGCGCAGAGGCGCGGGCGGCATAGGTGGCGTCGAGGTCGGCCTGGGTCGGGCTATCCGGCAGGACCGGCAGGAGGCACGGCTGGCGCGCTACTGGCGGCAGGGTCAGGATTGGGGCAGATGGCGGGGAACTGGTCGCACACCCGCTGATCGTTAAGGCGCAGGCGATCAGCCCGCTCTTGAGTAAGGGGGGCGTCCGCATCGGGGGCGTTCCTTGCTTCGGTTTCGGCCTGCGAGGCGATCTCGCGGATGATGGTCTCTGTGGTGTGGAAGGCCTCTGTGGCGGTGCTGATCTCGGCCTGCCCGGTGGCCTCACGCTCTAGGGTCAAGACCTGACCTTCCAGCCGGTCGGCCTTGGCCTGAGCCTGCCGGGCGGACCACTGGGGCGTGAACGGCACGTAGGCGGCGAAATGGTTCAGGGCGGCCAGCGCCAGCACGGCGGCGAGGACGTAGCCGACCAGCCGCCACGGGATGCGGGCGATCACCCGCCGACCCCTTTGCGATAGGCCCAGATGATGGCCCCGAAGACGCTGGCGATGCCGACGAACCAGCCCATCGCAAAGAACAGCAGGGCGTCGATCATTGCTCGTTCACCGTCACCGGGACGCCACTCGGACGCAGCCGAACGACTTGCGCGGGCGGCAGGGCGACCTCGTTAGGCCAGCGCATTTCCGACAGGCGAGCGCGGGCGATGCGGGTGATCGACACGGCGTCCCCCTGGTTGCCGCCGAGGACGTGCAGGTGGGTGTCATCCTCGCCCACATAGAAGCCGACATGGCCCCCGCCAGCGCGGGTGAAGGTCAGGACGCAGCCGGGGCGCGGGGAGACCAGTTTGCGGCCCCACTTGCCCCACTCCGAGGCCCGCACGGCGATGGCTGGCGGCTTGATCCCGACGTGATCCATGACATGAGCGCAGAACAGGCCGCACCACGGCACCGAGTCGGCGGCATAGGTGATGCCGAGAACCTTGGCCCCGAGCCGCTTGGCCCAGCCCATGATCGTGGCACTGTTGCCCGCCCCGGGGACTTCGCGGACGCCGATCAGCGCGCGCGCGTAGGTCATCCAGTCCATTGGACGGCTCCTGAAATGTATAGGAAAGGGCGGTTTCGCAAACACGTCCGCCGAACGTGCAAAGCCTAGTCGTCGCCGCGCGTCTGCACGGTCTCAGGCTCTGCCGGGCGCGGCCCGCGAAGCCGCAGCTTCAGGTTCGCCAGAATGCCCGAAATATCCGCCGCCGAGGCCCCTCCCGCCCACAGCAGGAGCATCATGGCCGCAAACAGCAGGATGGCTTGAGCGAGCGCCAGAACGTCCCCGGCGGGGATCAGATAGGTCAGCCGCCATACCAGCCCAAGGGACGCCGCCACAACGGCGAAGGCCATCATCCGGCGCCACAGGAAGCCCGGCTCGGGCAGGGGGTTGTCAGGGTCGATCATTGTCCCTCTCGCTTTTCGATGCGGTCCAGTTGTTCCTTCATCGCCTGGGTGCGCTCATCCAACCGGGCCAGCGTTCCGTCAGCGAGAGGGCCGACGATGCGCTCAAGGCTGGCCACCCGCTGATTGATCCCGCCGCCCCAAAAGATGAGCGTAGCCGCTTGGACGACTAGGGCCACGATCACACCGATCATCGACCAGTTGAGTTTGCGGGCGTCGGAATGAAGGGTCATTGGCGGGTCACTCGCTCTTGAAGGGGGGCGGTTAGGCGGCCGGGATCATGGCCAGGGCCTCGGCTTCGTCGGCGAACTTGAGGGCCACGGTCGAGACAGGGTTCACCGGGTCGTCACCCGCCCAGACCCGGCGCAGGGCCGAGGGGATGACCACGAACGGCTCAAGCTCGGGATGCTCGGCCATGTATTCCGGGGTGGTGTTGACGTGCCAGCCGGTGAGGGCGACGGGCTCGCCTTCCTCCTCGGTCGGGGTGTCGTAGATGATGCCGATAATGTCGATCATGTGGGGGTCTCCGATTAGGTGGTCATGGCGATGCACTGGGCATCGGTGAAGGTGCCGAGCATCGTGACGCGGCGACGCAGGTAGTCGTTGAGAGGCGACAGGGTGCGCCCCGACCCGTCGAACATTGAGGTCAGTGTAGGCATTGCAGCCACCGTTCCCGATGTCGAAACTACGCCGTCCACGATGAGCTGATAAACTGACCCTACGCGGCGAACCGCGATCTTGCAGGTACGCGCCCCGGCCTTGGCGGGGCCAGAAATCACCGTGGAGGCGCTGGCCACGGTTACGACCATTTCAATCTCACCAGTGGAAAGCCGGTAAAGAACGATGCGGTTCGCGGCGGTGCCTGCGTCCAGTTCAAAGATGCGCTGCTGCGCGGTTCCTGCTCTTGTGAACTCAACCTCGGTGTTGACGAGGAAGTTCTGACCCGAAGCGATGCTTGCGGGTGAGGGCAGGCTGTCCTGTGCCCGCGTTGCTGCTGCGGCCCCGGTGGGGATGTAGGAGGACGGGGTGGCTCCGGCTTCGAGTTGGGCGCCCCACAGGAACACGCCGCTGGTGCCGTCGCCGGTATATGACGTTGACCCAGCCGACACCAGATTGGCGATGACGCGCTCTGATGTCGTGGCGGCGGTGCCCACGATAGAAAGCCGGAACCAGCCGTTAGCCAACGCGACGGCGCTGGCCGTAATGCCGCCGCTTATGTTGGAGGCCGCCCCAGTTGAAAGGTCAAAAGTCGCACCCAGTAGGGAGTTGTTTTCAACCCGAACCGACGTGCGCTCTGCGGCCTTTGCAAAAACCGACCATGTGTAGGTGCTGGCTGCGGTAACCGTCAGGGCCACATTATTCAGGACGCGGTGCGTCCCCGTTGAACTGTCTTCGACCAGCTTGTCTGCCGTGGTCGTGCCGTCCGGCGCGGCGGTCGCGTCGGCGCTTATGGTCGCCCCGGTCCTTGACCAAGTGGCGTCACCAAACTCAGCCGACCGCAGAGAGAGGTTCGTCCGTGCCTCCTCGATCAGAACCCCGCGATCCGTGCGGCGCATCTCGCCCGTTGCGAAGTTGACCACGTTCCCGGCCACATCCAGCGCCGTGCCTGCGCCCGTGCGGGTGAACGTCAGGGACACCGCGTTAGGGGACACGGACGACAGGAGGCCCTTGCGGTAGTAGGGCGTCTGGAACAGCGCCTCGACCCCGGTGCGGGCGAACCCGAGGGCCTGCGATATGTCCGTGACCCCATAGAGGCTGGCGCGGGCCATGAGGTCGAGGGTGGCGTCGGTCGTCAGGGCCTCCGACAGGGCCGGGGCCGAGGGCAGATTCGATTGAACCTGGAGCTGGTTGTCGTTGAGGGCGAAGGGGAAGCAGACGACGGAGCGGATATAGCCGTTGAGCTGGTTCCCGCCAACGCTGGCCCCGACATACAAGTTAGTGGCCGGATCGGTCGGTATCGTCACCACGTTATCGGTTGCGAAAGCCAGACCGTTGGTCGATCCCGACACGTCGTTGGTCAAAAACCGCGCGGCGGCGCGTTGCACGGTCCCGATTGCGCCTGTGCCAAGAGAAAGGTCGGCCTGATTAGCCCCGGCTGTCGTTTGAAACGCACGAACGTCGTTGGTGGTGTGTCTCTGGAAGATTGCGGACACATTGGCCGGGGACGCCCGTTCAAGCGAGACCACGCGGTAGAATGTCGCCGCGTCGGTCCCGCCCTGACGCGACCATTCGGCCATCAATGACGCCGGATAGCCAACCGACAGACTTCCCAGGGCCATCACATCAGCCGCCCGCGTTGCCGCAGCCCCGGTCGTCGGGATGTGGGAGGTGCGGAAAGCGCCGAGCTGGAGGTCGCCGCCCCAGATATGGAACGTCACCGCATTGGACGACGGAGCCGCCTGAGCCCCCCTCAGTCCGATCTCAATAGTCGAGATGGTGGTCGCAGCAGTTTCGATGTTGCCGATGCGATCCCAGCCGCCCGTGAAGGTGTGCCCGCTGTAGGTGTTGTTATTGACCTGTCGGTAGACGATCTGCTCGCCCGCAACGCCCTTCACGTAGTAGGTGTTGCTATAGCTTGCCGCCGCCGTCAGGCCGGTAACGCCCTGCTGAAGCGTTGACCTGTCGCCGGACGCTGTGCCACCCGCCAGGCTCAACACCACTCGGTCAGCGGTCATCGTGCCGTCAGGAGCCGCCGCGTCGTTGGCCGTCACAACCGGGGTCAAGCCCGTTCCGCTTGCGGCCTTCGTCCACGCGGCATTATCGAACTCAGCCGAGCGCAGCAGCAGATTAGTCCGCGCCTCCTCAATCAGCACCCCGCGATCCGTAATCCGGGGCACGTTGGCGGCGAAGTTGACGACGACACCAGCCGCCGTTTCAGCCGTAGCCGCACCCGTCCGCGTGTAGGAGTAGCCGGGCAATGACGCGAGCGCGGCGACGCTGACGCCCGAGCGATAGTAGCCCGAGGCGAACAGCAGTTCGATCCCGCTGTGCATGAACAGATTGCGGCGCGTGTCGTCCGCGAGGCCGTAGAGGTCGGCGCGGTCAAACCGGGCGAAGGTATCCACCGCCCCGGCCACCGCCGCAGCGTTCGCCGCAGAGGACACCACGTCAGCGGCAGTCGCCACGCGGTCGAGGCCGGTTTGCACTCGGTCAGCAGCCGTCGCGGCCTTGTCCGCCGTAGTGACGACCCGATCAGCAGCCGTCGCCACCCGATCCAAGCCGGTCTGCACTCGGTCCGCAGCGGTAGCCACGGCATCGGCATCGGCAGCAAGCACGTCAGCGGCGGTCGCCACTCGATCAAGGCCCGTCTGGACCCGATCAGCAGCCGTCGCCACCCGGTCGAGGCCCGTTTGGGTCCGATCAAGCCCGGTCTGCACCCGATCAGCGGTCGTGACCACGCGATCCGCAGCCGTCGCCACGCGGTCAGCCTCGGCGGCCACCACGTCCGCAGCCGTCGCCACGCGGTCCAGGCCCGTTTGAACCCGGTCGGCGGCCGTGGCGATGCGGTCAAGCGCGGTCTGCACCGCGTCGGCTTCAGCGCCATCCCGAGCCGCCTCTGCGTCGGTCAGGATCTGGGCAAGCTCGGCATCATCCAGCATCAGCGCCTGAAGCGCAGCCTTGTCGGAACCCGTAATGCTGAGAACGCGGCGGGCGATGTCAGCCGCACTTTCTCCACGAATGCCGCGCAGGGCCAGCGTCACATTGGTCATCGGGTAACTCCTGGCTGGACAATGAAATCACCGAACGCATAGACGCGCCTGAGCCCGGTCGGGTCGGTTGCTACCAGGTCGTAGACCAACCTGATCGGCTCGCCCTGGTTTGTGTTTTTCGGCAGTGTTTCGAGGCTCGCATCGTCGATGCGGATTTCTATTTGACCGGCGGCCGGCTCTATGACGCGAACCCCCTGCACCGCCGTCGTGACGGGGACCAGAGACAGCAGCGGCGTCCCATCTGGGCTTCCATAGGCCCGCACCTGAAGCGCGAAGGCCCAGCCCGTCAGGTCTTGCGGATCGGCGGCAGTTCCCCGGTGATCAAAACTGTCGGCGATCACCCAGGTCTCGGCATAGTCGGCATTTCGCCAAATCGGGAGTGGCACAAAAACAGGCGTCATTCGTCGGCCCCTCGCGCGGCTTGTTTCATGGCGGATTGTCTCGCTGGCGATGTGCCCTATTCGGGCGGGGTGACCTCTTGAAGGGTCAGGTCTGCAAACTGCGCCGGGGTCGTGCCGCCGGCGATGGTGACGATGGCCCCGCCCGCGAACTTCACCGAAGCGTTGTCAATCACGGTGCCACTGTCTTCATCGGGCGCAATCGCGAAAAGCGTCTGGCCGGGGCGGACATTCAGCAGGGCGTCGCTTTCGTTCATGGAGAGGACCGCCACAATGGTCTCGCCATCCGGGTCGATCAAAAGATAGCGGCTCATCGCTTTGTTTCCAGAAAGCTCATGGTCCGGTTTCTGTGCTTCCACGTCACAAAGCCGCCGGGCGATCCGATGGTATAGGTGTGAAAGACCCGGACGTAATAGGTCACCGTGCCGGCAGGTGGCGTGTCGCTGAAGGATATGACCTGCCAGCCACTGATAAAACCGTCCCCACTGATCGCCAGACTCTGCGTCGGGGCAGAGAACACATCCGGCGTTCCGCCGCCTCCGGTGCTGCCGCGCTCCACCACCACAGTCAGAACTACGTCGTCCTGACTGTGCTGGAGCCGCAGGAAGAAACTCCCGTTGACGATGATTTCCGACCCAGACGCCGTGATTGATGTGTCGAAGATCGTGTAACGGGTCGTGATCGGGCCGGTCGCGACGCCTGCCGCCACCAAGTCTGTTTCACTCGCGCTGTCGTAGCGCGCGGGCTTGGTCACCGCGTTGGCAACAATCTTGGCGGTCTCGACCGCATCTGTGTCGATCTGACTGGCCGACACGGTGTCAAGGAACGCAAGATCCCCCGCGATACCCCCGCCGCTTCCGGCAACCCCGTAGATCGCATCGTCAGCCGGCCACGGCCCCGGATAGGGCGTGTCCGGCACGGCCGAACTGGGGGCCGTTCCGGTTTCCGCCATAGCCGCCGCGTGTTTTGCGTCCGTCTCTTGGCGGAAGGTCACCCGCACCGCGCCCGTCATCGGGTCGTAGGATCGGCGCAGGCACTTGACCTTGATGCCGCTCAACAGGAAGCCCGGCTCCGTGAAGGTAAAGCAGTCGCCCGGTTCGATCCGCCTCATGTGGGGCTTGAACGTGACCGTTCCTGAGATGGCCTCGCGCGCATTGGCTATGTCGTAATAGGCAAGCTGTGCGGCCTGATCAGCGTCCGGCACATAAGGATAGTCCAGCCCGCGCGAACGCTTGCCACCGTCCTCCGTCACCCAAGCCGCCTTGGAAACCGGCGCAGCCTGCGTCATCTCCCAGCGATGGGCGGCACTGTAATAGCGCGGCAGCACCGTGTTGATCCGCTCCAGCCGCGACTGACCCAAAGAGACCTCAATGGGCCCTGACGTATCAGCGGCGACCACATTCAGGACCGACGCCTGCGCCTCGCCGAAAGAAACGCAGCTAATCTTGCCGGCCTTGCGCGACGGCTCCGCGCCAGCCGCCTGGAGCATATTGGTCAGGACCGCGTACTTATCATCCTTGGTCGAGGGATACGCCGCGATGATCCACCCGTTTGCATCGGCGATGTTGGCCGCATTGACGAAGGCGGGAACGTCAATGCCGTCGAGCGACGAACCGATGCCGCCGACCAGCGAGCAAGCGTAGGGGACGCCATACGATCCGCCGCCGGAACCCTCCCACATACCGATAGCCCAGTTCAGGGCCGCAATCGCAGGGTTGGTGATCCAGACCCATGTTGAAGGCGTCAACAGACGGCACGATCCCGAGCCGCCCGGATAGGTACTGTCGAGGCGCGGGTCGTAGCCATACTTGCCCTCGATGACGTGCAGCGGTTTCGGAACGCCGCCCTTGAACTCCGTCATCTTGGAATTCTCGAACAGCGTCCACATCACGCAGGCCCGGCCCGACATATCGTGCGCCGAAGTCCAGCCGGGAGCCGTAACAGAAAGCTCAAGGCCGGTCGGGCTGGTCAGGTGCCCTTGCGGCTGGGCTCCGACCTTGCGCTGGCACCACATCGCGCCGGCGTGGTCGCCGGACGTTGCAACATCGTTTGCCCCGAAAGTCGTGACTTCATCGTCGGCAGCGAACGAAACAAACGACTTGATCGGACCCGCGCCCGAAACCGTCGAGACCAGAGCCTGATAGCGGTTGGTCGCTCCGAAGCTCTTGCGATAGGCCAGAACGCCGCCGACCCCCACGGTCCCGAAGGCAAAGGGGATGCCAGCGTCGGTGTCGAGGCGGAACGCCGTTGTCGATCCCTCGGCGCGTTGCTTTGGTGTCAGAAGCGTGGTTGCCGCCGCCGTCGCCGCCGCCACCACAACCTGAGTGGCCACATTAACGATGGCCGTTGCCACGGCGGTCGCAGCCGCCGCGCTGGCCGCCGTTGTCGCACCGCCCGTGATGGCGCTCGCAAGTGCAGCGGTGGCCCATGCCGCGACTTGTGGCACTCTAAGCCCTCCACGCGGCAGTAAAGGCCGCCGGGATCTGCACCTGGGCGATGCCGTCGAGAAACCCGAAGACGCGACCGTTTCCGACCGCGACCGTCAGGGCGCAGCCCCACGGACCATCGCAAGGCATACCAACCAGATCGCCGGTCCTCGCCGCTGCCGGCGCGATCCGTTGCAGACCGAGCGCATCAATCGCCTCGATCAGGTCGTGATACCCAGCGGCCCGCATTGTCCGCAATGCCGCCGCCTCGGTGCGATACTTGCGCCCCTTCATCGCCGGAACCTTGATGCCGTACTGGTGCAGCAGATGCGCGGCCAGGATGGCGCAGTCGTTCTTGCCCGGTTGATATGCCTTGCCGCCAAAGCGGTCGATGCAGGCCTGGGCGGCGTTCACGGCGGAAACTGTCATCGGCTGGTTATCCTTCCACCCATGCCGCCGGAACCGCCCGAGGTAATGGCACCGCGCGGGTCATCGGCCCGCCAGAACACGGTCTGTTCCAGTTCGGTCACCTTGTCGTAACCCAACTCGCCGGGCCAAACTGACTTGTGAAAACTATCCGTCAGGCGCTGTTCATCGTTCGGCTCCAGCATCCGGGCCTCTTCGGTGATACAGTCGAAAATCAGGGTCTGCCCCCGTCCAACAGCAAGGCGCGGCTGATCAAGCTCTCCCCGGAAAAGCAGTTCCGGCTCCCCGATCAGAAGGCCGGTCGCAGGGTTGACCGCCCCGACGTGGATTGTGACCAGCGAACCCTGCCGGGCCGGGTCGATCCACAACGCCATGGCCGTGCTGTCGCAAAGGATGGTCAGATCGCAAACCGTCGCCTGACCGTCCGCGCCATCCTCCACGGCTCCAATCGCCCCCAGGGCGCCGTAGGTGGCGTTTTCTGCGGAATAGGTGTTCGCACCCCAGACAACGAAACCCGACCCCCCCGTGTCCAGCCATCGCACCGTGGCACCCGACAGAGTGACGGTGACCAGATGAACGATCGTCGGAGCCGCGCCCTGAAGCGCGGTGATCAGAGCGGCGTCCACTAGCCGCGCTCCTCAATCGTAAACGACAGGGCCACATGGCCCGCCGTGTTTGTGGCCCACGCATCGTCTGGCACGGTGGCGAAGCCCTCGATGCGGGGCGCGGCAATCTGAACCGGGCTATTGTCAGCCGGGGATACCCGAAGCATCGTCGTCAGAACCACGCTCACGGCACCGCCAGCAGACGCGGCCACTTCAGTCTTGACGCGGTAGGCATAGAGCCGGCCGCCGGTCGAGACGCTGATCCACTGGTTCTTGCGGAGAACATAGTGCGGGGTGAGGCCGTCAAGGATCAGGGTCGTCCCCGACTGCCCCGCACCGTTGACCAAAGGGGTTCCCGGCGATCCAGTGTTGAGCCCAGGCTGGACGATCTGCATCGTCACCGTGTCCGTCTCATCATTGATGTCGGACCACGCTTGCGCTGCCGCATAGGTCATCACCGGCAGCGTCACGTCTATGGCGAACCGTGAACCGACCCGGTTCAGGCGTTGCAGGTCACCCCCAAACGCGGGGCGAAGCTCGGCCCGTCCGGTCACAAGCCGGGGAGTCATGGATGCCGGGAAAGGGGTGTTAGGGAGAGCAATAGCCACTAGCGCGCTCCCGACAGACTAAACCGCGCACGGCGGGCAGCATCGGCAGGCACCTGATTTCGCGCCGCACTGAAAGACTGAAGGCTTGCGCGACCGGCGATAGGCACCGCGACCTTTTCAACCCGAACGTCAAAATACGGCGAAGGCACGACGTGAACCGCCATGCCCCCACCCGCGTCCTGCCCCGGCCGGCGGATGTCCACCATCTCGCCCGGCGTGGCGCGGAACTGCATCAACTGGCTGTCGGCACCGCCGGAGCCTCCGACCTTGAAAGAGCCGCCGGTCTTGAAGCCGGGAATCTTCCCACCCGTGAACGCCTTGAGCATCGACCCGGCGGCGTTCAGCCAGCCCATCGCGCCGCCGCCGCTGGAGCCTTTCGACCCCCGAAGCATATTGGTCAGCGAGTCGGCCAGGCCGTCGAACAGCGCCGCCCGAAGACGCGCGGCGAGGTACTGCCCCAGATTGCCGTCTGCCGCCGCCTCAAGGCCTGAACGGATGCCGTCATAGGTCGAGGCGCGCAGGTTCTCTTCATGGTCGGCGGCGAACCGCTCGGCATCCTCGCGGCGCTGTTCGTCAGCCTCGCGGTTTTGCTGTGCAATGCGCGCCCCGGCTTGCGACAGCGGGTCTTGAGCATCACGGCGGACACCGGCCTCTCGCATGGCGCGGTTAAAGGTGTCCTGACTGATCGCGGCTGCATTGAGAAGCCGGGTCAGTCGCTCGACCTCGGCCGCATACTGTTCCGCCGGGGTCCGGGTCTGGTCGTAAACTTGGGCCGCCTCACGGGCCAAATCTGACGCGGCCTGCTGTTGTTCGCGCTGGGCATCCGTAAGCCCGCCCGTCGCCCGAGCCGCCCCCCTGGCGGAATGCGCCAGCCCGTCCACTTGCGCGGCTGCATTCTCGACAGCAGACACGTCCTCAAGCGGCTTCCAGATATTCCTGATGGTTGCGACCGTCCCCGTCAGCGAACCCGCGATGTCCAGCGATCCGACCCTTAGAGCCTCTGCCGCACCAACGAAGTCGCCCTTGAGAAGCCGACCAACCGCCACCGTCGCCATGTTGGCGGTTCGGGCAAGGAAGCTAAACGCTCCAGCGACACCCGCGATGACAGTGTATTGAACTTGCATCATCCGGCCCAGGGCACCGCCGATGGCGTTCAAGATGCCGGTGTTTCGCGATGTGTTGGCGAGCGCGTCCGTCAGGTTTGACAGGGCGGGCAGCATCCCCGCCGTGATTTTCGTAATGATCCCGTCCTGAACCTTGCCCAGCCGGGTCAGGTTGTCATTGAACCTTTCCGCCGCCGCCGCCGTCTCGGTGTCCAGAACGACGCCGAGTTGCTGGGCCTCTTCGTACATGGCCGTCAGGCCGGCGCGGCCCTCGTTGAGCATGGGGATCATGTCGGCACCGGACCGACCGAAGACCTTGATGGCCAGGGCCGTTTTGGTCACGCCGTCCGGCATTTTTTCAAACCGCGCCGCGAGGTCGCCCATTACGTCGATGACGGGGCGGACGTTGCCATTGGCGTCGGTTGCGCTGATCCCCAGGGCTTTGAACGCCTGAGCGGCTGGGCCGGTGGCGGACTGGCTCGCGTCATAAAGTGAGGTCGAGAGCTTCCTGATCGACTTTTCCAGCCCCTCCAGGCTCACCCCGGAAAGCTCGGCGGCGTACTGCATCCGGCTAAGGTCTTCGACGGCAACGCCGAGGGACTGCGAGACCTCATACATCCGGTCGGCCCGGTCGATCACGCCCTTCATGGCCATCGCCATCGCACCGCCGGCCGCGACCATTGCGGTGCCGATAGCAAGCGCGCCCGCCTTGGCGATCCCTGCGAACTTCTGAAGGCCGGTCTGGGCCTCCCTCATGCCGTTGGTGAACTGGGCCGAATCCAGGCCGAGGGTAACCCGAAGCGCGCCGACGACAGCTTGAGACATAGTTTAACCTCTTGCTGCCCACGCCGCGAAGATCGCTTCCATTTCGGAAACGGTCTGTCGGCGGGCGGTGCGCTTGTAGCCCATCAGGCTTTCAAGCGCCGGGAACTTTTCCATGCGAGGTAGGGCGGCGGTATGCCACGCCAGCCACGCCCGGTTTTTCTGATCCAGCGCGAAGCGATCAGACGCCCCGGCAAAGACCAACTGCATCACCCGCGGCGTCACCAGCCAGAACCGATCTTCTGGCTGGCCTATTGAGACCCACGCTTTAAGGAGCGACGGCCAGTCCCAGCCGCCGCTCCCTTCTGAGGGTTTGCGGGTTCGTCTTTCGCTTCAGGAAAGGCCGAGACCAGTGCCCGGCCGATGCCGTCGAGGGCAAGGCCGGGGCCGCCCATCTCTTCGATCAGATTGCCCGCGCCGATCAGATCAACGTCGGAATGATGCTGACGAAGACCGCCCCAGAGAAGGGCGCGAACGACGTGCAACGGCGGGGAACCTACAAGCGTCAGCAGAATCTGGTCCGTCGAAAGGTTGAGGATGTATTCAACCTCGCACATCGCATTGATGTTGAAGGCCAGAACATAGTCCCGACCCCCAACCTTGATCGACGCCTCGCCTTTGTGAGCGTTGGCTCCCACGGCTTAGACCGCCGCGTAGACGGGTTTGCCGGTCACTTTGATGGTCAGGCTCATGGCCACCTTGTCGTCGATGACCAGATCATCGAAAGCGAAGGCGGTCGGGATGCCCGAGAAGGTGAAGGTGGACGAACCGGGGAAGGTCACCCGGAACGTCTCGACGCCGGCCAGAACCAGCGTCTGAAGCAGCGTCGCGCTGGCCTCGACATAGTTCAGGTTGACCGTGACCTCGCCGCCGTCCTTCAGGCTGGCAATGTATTCCCGGAAGCCGTCGTCCGAACCCATGTGGGTCGATTCAACGGTCTCGACCGAGATCGACGGCGGCGTGACCGACAGCACCTCGGCGAGGGCGGTAAAGGTCGAGGGATCGGTCGAGAGGTAGGCGAAGACCGCCCCAAAACCGTTAACAGCAGCGGAAGCGGCCATGTGTGTTGCTCCTTAAGAGGCGTTGGCGTGATGGACCATGAGGTCCAGGGACGTGCGGAAAAGCGGGGTAGTTTCGTCGGTGGAATCGTCTCGCTCGGAGTCGATCAGGATCACGCCAAAGCGCACCGCGCCTTGGGTGAAGGTTTGCGCCGTGATGGCGGATTGAACGGCCCGCGCGACGGCCTTGGCCGACCCGTAGGACGCACCCCAGCAATCGACTTGGACCCGGCTCACAACGAGACCCGAGGCCCCGGCATGGTGTACATCGGGCAACCCCGAAACGCGGTGCAGAACAATGGCCGGAAGCGCCGCGCCTTGGGGTCGGCGGCTCCAGTTTATGCGTTGGCCGACAAGGGCGGTCACGCCGGCCGTGGCCAGCAGTTTTGCGATCAGGGCGGCTTCCATGCGTTACCCTCTCGCGGCCAGTCTGGCGGCCTTTTTGGCCTGCCTCGCGGCGGCCTTTTCAATCTCGGCCCACAGGTCGTCTTTGATGCCGTCCAGCAGCGCGTCCTGACCGGCGTCCCACGCGGGCCGCATGAACGGCTGGGGCGGGTGGTTCTTGTTGCCGAACTCTTGCTGGGTGCCCTGCGGCGGGGCCTTCGTTCCACCCTTGCCGGCAGGCCCCATGTGGGCTTCTGCCTCACTCTTGCTGCGCCGGTTCAGCCGCTTGGCGTATCCGCCGAGCTTGGTCGAAACCGCGATACTTTCCCTCAGATCGTTCCCACCCGTGTCCGGGTTATCCGGGGCCAGCCGCCGGGCCTCTTCGGCCATTGGCTCCAGTCGGGCGACCGCGACCCGGCGCATCACGTTCCGGCCGGTTGCCTTGCCTAGTTCACCGAGTGCGGCGTCAACCTCGCGGAGGCCATCGACCGAGACCTTGACGCCCTTAGCCATCAGCCCGGACGGTTGCGCTGATTTCGATGCCCTCGCGCCGACCGATTTCCTTGACGTGCAAAATCTGCCAGGTGCGGCCGTCGAAGATCAGCCGATCCTTGGGGTTCAGTCCGGCGACAGTGGATGAATGACGGATCACAAACCGCGCCGAGGCGGTCGCCGCCGTTTCGCCCGCCCGGAACCGTTCGCCGTCGCTGATCGGCTCATACGAAGCCGCGCGGGTAGCTAAGGCCGACCACAACAGAACCGGCTCATTGTGCTGATCGACGGACGTGACGAACCGCTCCAGCGTGATCCGGCGGTCCATTTTGCCCGCCGCGAGCGCCATGATTTAGAGCGCCACGCCAGAGGGCTGGATGTTGACGGCAAGCACCGAGGCGCTTTTTGCGATGCCGACAATGCACGGATATTCGCCGGACCCGAGGTCGGCAACCGGGCAGATGCCGCCGGGGGTGTCTGACAAATAATAGGCCACGCCCGCCGTCATCGTCCCGCCGATGGTGATGTCACCACCCTTCTGGACCGACAGCGGTTGACCGTTCGACGCGCCGTTCAGCGCAATCCCGTTCGGGACGCGAAGGGCCGCCGCACCGTTGGAGTCGGCCAGCTTGAACCTCATGTCCGAGGTGTCGAGATAGACCAACTGACCGGCGGTGATGGTCGCGCCAGCCGTGCCGGACTCGCGAACCGCGTCAGAGCCCGCGACCACGTTGGCGGCGGTGATTGAGATGTCGGCCATTCAGCGCTCCTTCGGTTAGGTTGTGAGTTCAGACCCCGACGCGCCGGTAAGGGCGGATCAGGGCGTCAACGGCCATCGGCACGTCATACATCTGGCCAGGGGCGACCGCCTCGCGGTTGGCGTACCAGTGGCCGACCATCAGGAGGATCGCGTGTTTAATCGGCGCGGGCACCGCACTGTCGGCAACCCCGGCAACGTAGGTCACCGAGATCGCATCCCGGCGCGAATAGACAGACGGGAAGGTCTGATCAGGCTTCAGCGCCAAATAGGCCCCGAACTCGTCTGAAAACAGTCCATAGACCGTGCCGGCCAGCGTCTGGACGGCATTGTCGGCGTCGTAATAAGTCACGCTGGTAATCGATGCGACCGGCCCCAGCGCCAGCCGAAGCGGATCAGAGAACGACTCCAGATCCTGTCGCCAAGTCTGGGTGACCAGCGCGCGCCCGAGGACGCCCGCATAGCCGTCAAGATGGGCCGTGGCCGCCGAGATCAGCAGGGTGATCAGGGTGTCGTCGTCGCTATGATCGACGCGGCATTGTGACTTGGCTTCCGTCAACGTGACGGGGTTCGTCGCCGGGGCAGAAGTGCGAACCGGGGACAGCATCAGAGATCCCTCGCCGCGCTGATAATGCGCTCCAGCACCGACCGGGCGTCGCATTGAACCGTCTGGCCGTTCGTCAGGTCGAACGAGAACACGCCGAAGTCGTCCAGCGACACGGCTTTCATGGTGGCGCCGGGTTCGCCGCGCTCGCCCTTGTCACCCTTCTCACCGCGCTCGCCAGCCGCGCCGCGCTTGCCTTGCGCCGACATCAGTTGCCAGCCCTCGCCGGGGCAGGGACCGGGCTTGTCGATCTTGGCCACAAAGGCGGCACCGTTCAGGGCCACCACATCGAGGGCCTGGTATTCGTTCTCGGTCGCCCAAGTTCCACGGATGACCATGCCGGGCGCATCCCGACCATCGGCCCCGCGCTCGGCAAGGCACGCCCAGTCGGACAAACCCGGTTCGTGCCCGGTGTCTTTCAACGCCTGCCATGTCTGGCCGCCATGCGTGACGACCTCGCCTTCATAGTGAACGCCGGCCGCCCACGCTTTTGCGATCGACATTTTTCCAGCCGGCCCTTCGGGACCGCGCTCTCCGCGCTCGCCGGCAGGGCCGATCTCGCCACGCTCGCCAGGGTCGCCGGTCAAACCCCGCGGCAGACCGATTTCGTAGATCTCCAGCACTTCGCCGCGCGAAAACTTCAACAGCAGCGTCTCGCCGTCATCCTTGCACTCAACGTCTATATCGTCGATCCCGACGGGCCCGCGCTCTCCTTGCGGCCCTCGTTCGCCATCGGTCAGCGTCGCCAGCCGGGCCGTGACTGCAGCGTCCAACGCATTGAGTCGGGCCTCGGATTCCGCCGCCTTCGCATTGGCCGTCGCCACGACAGCGTCAGCCTGCGCCTTCAGCAGATCAAGCTCTCCCCGCGCTCGGGCGACGACCTGGCCCAGCGAGCGCTCCAGCGCCTCAATGTAGGAAGGCGAAGGCATTGATGCGTTCGGAGATTGCCTCGGGAGAGTCTGCGCTCTGGTCATCCTGCTGATCTTCCTCGGGGGCGACGGGCGCGCTTGCGGCAGGCTCCGGCGGTTTCATTTCGCTGCCGTAACTCAAC